TTGGGTTCCGTAAAGGTGAGACTGCTTACAACAAAGGTTTAGATTTCATAGACCAGATACTAGATGTATCACAGGATGTAGAGCCTACGCTAGTTGATAAGCTGTTCCTAGGCACTCCTAAAATGAGTGTGGATGCCATGAGCGAACTAGCCACCAGCGGCGCAGATTTTATTGGCAAGAAAAGAAATAAATTGTTCAGTGCCATTAGAAGCATTTTTGATTCAGAAGGTGGTCAACCTATAGCTAGAAATGCCATGCGCGTTCTGCGTCTGCAAGACTTTATAAAGATGGTTGGGGACAAAATACCTCAAATAGCGTTATTGCAAAAAGCCATATTAAGACGACGTGGTGCAGAAGACAGAAGGGTAAAAGGCGTAATAGAAAATTACAGAGAGTACGAAAAACTAGTAAAAGAACTTCCAGAGCAAGCAAACGAAATGGGCGAACTTGCCATAGACTTCGCTTTTGAAGAGTTTGACGCAGTTGGTGTTGATCCAGAATTTGATGCAAACAAGCTTAGTTCCGAGCGTAAAGCATTATTTAACACGCTTATGACTAGATTTAACCGCCTAGATAAACGCGTGCGTGACATGTACGCATCAATACGTAAACAGTACAGAGACTCCTACGAAGAGTATAGGAAGTTTGTACTAGATAATGCAGAAAATGAGGCAACCAGAAAAGATTTAGAAAAAGAGTTTGAGAAAAACAAACCGCTTATAGGGTATGTGCCCGCGCAAAGGTTTGGCAATTTTTACTTAGAATACGACACACCTAGCGGTGAAAGGTATGTGGATGCTTTTGTAAATGCTGATGAGCGCACTGCGTTTATCGAAGAAAATAGAAATAGAATAAGTAATGTCAGACCGTTTAATAAAATACAGGAAGCAACCAGTGGAGACTTTCCACCTTCTTCTTTTGTAGCAAAACTCATGGCGGGAATGCCTACTAAGGGTTTAAAAGACCAAGTACAAGATGCCTACCTCTCTTTCTATCCAGAGCAATCTATAATGCAACGGTTTAGGAAAAGAAAGAAAACTCCCGGTGCATCAACAGATTTAGTACAAGTATACGGCGACACTATGATTAGGTGGACTCGTAAACTAAGCACTTTAGAAACACTGCCGGAGATTGACAGGCTACTGCAAGAAATAGCTAGCGTGCCTTCTACCGGGCTAGAAAACGCTGTACGTAGAGAAATAGTAGAAACAAGGGGCGCTTTTATTCGTAACCCTAACTACAACACACTAACTTCTTTCTTTGCTACAGGTGCTTACAATCTTTTCTTAACGGGTAACATATCTGCGGCCATAGTCAACTTAAGTGCTGTACCTCTACTGACGTTGCCATTGTTAAGCGGCCCTTTTGGTTTCGCTAAGGCTAACTCCGCTGTGTTGAAAGCTATGAAAACAGCTATGGCACGGGGTGAAGATGGTTGGATAACTGATCCTCGCTACGTAAAACTAGCGCAGGAGTTAGACAACTACTCACAGCGTACTCACACAATGCAGCGTGAGATACTAGACGGAGCCAAACAAAGCACTCAGGACTTTGACTCTACTTCCGCAAAGCTAATGAACCTTGCTAGCGTGCCTTTCACCGAAGCAGAAATGTACAGCAGATCAGTATCGGCTATAGCTGCTTACGAATTAGCAATGCAGAAACGTCCGCCCGGTAAGCAATATAAGAACATGACGCAAGAGCAAGCTGCGTTGAAGTATGCTCTTGACACTGTGATGAACGTCAACACTTCAGGCATGGCAGCCGAAGGGCCAAGCATAATGCAGAACTCGCTTGGGCGTGTGATGGGTACGTTCAAAACATTCATTTGGAATAGCGCCACTGTAACTGCTCTGGCTATGCAACAAGCTGGTATGTTTAAGCCATTAGGTGTAGAGGCTGATCCCGATGCAGAGATACGTGCAATGGCACGTAGACAAGTAATAGGCATCTACGGCATGAGTGCAGGGCTGGCGGGCATAAACGGACTACCATTCTTTGGTGCTGCGGCTACATTTGCAAACATAATAAATGCGGTCATTGGTGATGAAGACGAACCGTTTAATGCTAAAGAAGAAATGCGATTGTTCACTAACGAGTTTATATTCAAAGGCCCACTTAACTACCTAACTAACTTAGAAATATCCAACCGAGTTGGTCTTGCCAACGGTATGTTGTTTAGAGAAGACCCGTATAGTATAGAACAAAACGGTTATGTTATGACCGCATTAATGCAAGCTATGGGGCCGGTGGGTAGTTATGCCCTAGGTATAGAAAGAAATGCAGGGAAATTCTTAGAGGCAGGAGAATATGGGCGTTTCTTTGAGGCCATATCACCTAGCGCGTTACGTAATATTTTGAAGACAGGCAGGTTTATAGAGGAGGGTGCTAGAACCGTAGATGGCTCTCCTATTGATACAGACATCAATGCATATAACTTACTACTGCAAAGTATAGGTTTTACTCCTGCTGACTTATCTAGTTTGTACGAAAACAGAGCCGCTGCTCTAAACTACGAATCGAAGGTGCAGGCAAGAAAACAAAAGATACTGAAGAAATATTTTGTGGGTATAACCAGTGGAGACACTAAGGTTACTAATGCAGCCATAAAAGAATTTGCAGATTTTGCTCAACTGTATCCTGAACTCGTAGGACCAGACACACTGGAGCGTTCTTTCCGCTCACGGCAATCTTACGTAGATAAGATGGTAGCGGGGTTGAAGTTTAACGCGAAACTAGACAACCCCTTCGTCCGTGAATTTGCTGTGGTCTAAACCCTCCATATACGGATGCCCCGCACTCCGTCTTCTATAGTTACTTTAGTAGCTACTTTATACCTAAGCCGTTTAGTCTCAGCCAGTAAAACTTGCTTGGCTGAGACAGGCTTAAGGCAGGGTATAAAGAACGACCAGCCGCGTTTAAACTTCTTCCAGTTGATCTGGTAATCCACCTTCTCTATCTGCATTTTCTTTAGCTTTTTCTACCAATTTAGACATATCAAAGAACTCAGGGTGAGACGCATCGAACATAGCGCACCGTTGAGCAGGTGACGATATAGCCATGCCTTTAGACATGCGCTTGTTCACAGTATCCAAGTACATCCCACGCTTCTTAAGGTCTTCAATAAATGAGTTGTAGTCTGTGCTGTCCTTGTTCAATTCGTTGCGTATGTCTTTAACCGGAATAAAAAGCCGCTGGGTGTCACCTTCGTGCCGCATAACAAGCCTACCGTACTTAGGTTCTAGTCTAGGTGCTTTAGGTTTAGAAGTACGCTGGTCTACACCATCGTCAACGTCAAGCAGATTATTGAGGTTGTTGTTTATAAACGAGCCAAGTATAGACACATAACTGTCCACCGGAGCTACAGTATCTTTCCTCAGTTGAATTATGGTCCGCGATGCCTTCCTGTAGATGCGTCCCATGTCAAACTTTATTAGCCCTAGTTTACACGCAATCCATCCTCCAGCTATGTTAGCAGCTATAAGGGCAGACCAATTTCTTTCACGTGAAGTAAGGCGCATTTCTTTGTCTATCTTAGCCTGTATCTTAAGCACGTCTGCCTTTACACCCTCGGGGTTAGCAAGCACGTATTGCATGAAAGGTATAATGGCGTGACCAAAATTAGCGTTTAGCTGATGGTCAAACATCTCTTTGCCGTACGTTGTAGAGATAGTCTCTTGGTCAACGTAGTCTACATAGAACTCCATGATCCGCATAAGCTCACCATCAGGTAGGCTTTTGTCTGCAAATAGCTTTTGGTAAAAAGAAGAGTTAGACGAAGAGAGCGTAATGTTACGCCATGTAGTGTCGTTCTTACGGTTAGCGTTAGCTGTAGCGGTGCCTTTATCCTTACCTTTGCCTTGTGATACTTCGTAGGCAAAATCACTAAGGGAGCCAGACTCCATGTTACTAAGCTCATCCATAGTGTTTACTAAGTTGTTTAGTATGCCCAGCTTGTTGACACGTGCTACGGCTGTGTCTTTGGGGTTACCCAAGAGCTGTTCAGGATCGCCACATATACTGTTTGCCATCCGTAGTATAGTTGTCTTACCTGTACCTGCGTTCTTATGCACTAAGTTTATGATTGCACCTTTCTGCCGGGTCAGTTTCAACAAAGGAGAACCAAAGCCAGAGAGTGCGGCAAACGCTTGTATCTCCATACCTTTCTTATTGTACAAGTTAAATACTTCTTGCCACTTTTCTAAAGTACCTCTTGGTTCAAAGTAGGATACATAGGACTTAGTTACAGAAGACGCAGGGGAGTGATACACCCCATCCACAGTAATCTCTCGTTCTCCGACAATAAACTTCGTATCGTTGTCAGCCCATCCAAATTGTAATCTCATTATTTCTGCCTTTTCTTTTGTCTGTAGTATCTGAATAGTTCTAGTAACGTATTCAATCAAAGCCGCCGAGTTGCTGGCACCTGCTACTACTCCATTATGTGCAAGAGTCTTAAGTAACAGTCTACGTTCTAAACATTCATTAGGTATCTTGAACTCACGCACGCCATCGTGCGGAGAATGAAAAACAAACACGGACACAAACCCTTCTTGGTCGTCCCACATTTGCTTCTTTAAATAGAAGTCGTGCTCGTATACAAGCACTGCGTCTTCTTCTTTCATCAAATACACGCCCCCGTTTTTACCTCTAAAATAAGGTTCAAACTTATTTATAGGGCTACTGGAGGCTTTCTTTATAACTTTACCTAAGCTATACGGGCCTTTTACTTCTTTGCTTTTCTTGTGCGGACAGTGCTTACAACCACCGGGGTTGTTCTTCTCAAACTCCTCACAAGAGTGTGGTCCCTTGATACCCGCGATCTTTCTTTCAACTGCACCAAAATCGTAGTCAGGGTGGCCGTGGGACACGGTGTGTATAGCTTTGCTACCGTCTACGCAAAACTTAGCGACAGACAGTGCGTTAAACCAACGAGGTTCCGACAGAGTTTTGCGGTTTAGCAGACTATCCTTGAGTTGTAGGCACGGGTCTTGCCGCCCTATTATTTTAGAAAACTTGTAGTCTTTGTTTTCATCAAGGAGCTTTTGCAGCGGGTCCAGTATAGGTTGGCTGCTTTTCTTCTTAACCGTAACAACTTCATCGGGGTCTACTCCAAGTAGCTCACGTATATCGTCAGGTGCGTACCTTGCGGTTACAGGGTTTACTACCTTTACTAGCTTAGGAGTATCCTTCTTTTGGTTGTAGGTGCCCGGTACTCGCAGTATACGCGCAGCATCGAACACGTTCGGGTCGGCATAAAATTTCTGAGTAATACATACTTGTTCTAATCTCTTGGCAATAGGTAGCCACTTCTCGGTGGGTATTTCTTCTGTGAACCCCCAATACACATGCAAGCCATAACCTGAATTTACAATTACTGGTTCAGGCAGATCGACTGTATTGCAAAACTCTTTAAGAGCTTCTAGTCCTTCTTTCTGGCTAGCGTAGCCTTTCGGTAATCCTGTAGAGGGTTCTATCTCTTCTGCTTTGTCTCCACCGCAGTCTATATCAAGCCAAATAGCTCCAAGAGACTCTACATTTTCTACCTTCCGGCTACCTTTTTCTTTTAGCTTACCCAGAGCAAAGTAGACATCCATAGCTTGCTCGGAAAACCCGTCAGCTATTTCGTATGCTACTTCTAAACTATCGGTAAACTTTGGTATAAGCCTACCGTCTTTCATGCCGACCACATTGTATATGCCGCCTTTAGGGACGACGTAATCTATGAGATCGAATGTTTGCATTATCTAAACTCAGCTATTATCGCTTCTATTAGTTCTAGCAGTTCTTGTTTAGGCTCATGGACGCCCGTGAACCAGTTATAGACAGTCTGTCTGGTAACCCCTAGCTGAGAGGCTACCTCGGTAACAGGCACATTAGCGTCAATGCACGTGCGGCCAAGGCGAACCCCCAGCAGGGATTGGTCAGCTTCTTGATTCAGACTATCGAGATGTGTCGAGTAGCCGTAGCTCATTAGTCGTCATCACCCCATGAAGAAATAATGTCTTCTATATCATCGTCATCGTCGTCAGAAATGTCGTTTTTCTTTTTACGCTTGACAGGTTCTTTGACTTCTTCATCGTCGAACGGATCAGCTTCGGGTTTAGCCTTTGGGGTGTCCTCTGCTTCAAACCCACCGTCTGAGTCATCTGACGCAAACGGACTACCAGACTCTTCGTCTGCGCTAAAACCATCCTCTTCATCAAACGGAGATGCTGGCTTGTAAGGCACGTACTTCTTAACCTGCACGCCACGCAGTCTGAGGGCTACGCCACCACCGTTTATTTTGTAAGGGAATAACTCAACAGCTACGTTTACTGTACTACCAGTAGTGAGCATAAAGTCGCTGTCCAGCTTCTTGTTCTTTGAGTCAAACTGATCTGGGATTGAAGTAGGATTGCCGTTGTATGCAGCTTTAAGACTAGCCTTACCGACGTAAGTTCCGTCATCTTGTTCTTTAAAACGCATCTCTAGCTTCTTGGGCCAAGAGTCTTCACGCGCAGCTTTGTACGCTTCATTCATCAGGCTGTACAGTTCTTTAGCCTGCGCTTTGCTCATGCCAAAGTTTAGATCGTAAGACGCTCCATCTTCTGTCGCATCGCACGGAACACTTCTGTTCTGTTTGTCGCTCCAGTGGTAGGGCTGGTTGATACGGGGGTAGAGTGCAGTTACGCCTCTGATTATGTGTGACTTACTAGCCATATATTGCTCCTTAAAAGGGTTTGATTGATCAACTTTCTCAAGCTGCTTTATATCTGCAAGTTCTTCCTCTGCTAGAGGTCGAACCGGTTTGAAATACATCTTGTAAAAATCACGATGTTCTACAAAATATATTTCGGTTAGCACATTACCGACGTGCTCTCGGTTGCGTTCAAGATGCTCTATGTACTTATATAGATTCATCCTGTTGTCGTCTCTGGAAAACAAACTCAATGCACTAAGTCTAATTTCGTAAAGAGAGTTCTGTCCTAAGAAAGCTACCTTGATATTAGTAAAGAATTTACAAGGTGCTCCTCCTGCGTTCCGTCCAGTTTTTATACTCTGGGTGCAATCAAGACAGCGACTAGCTTGTTTGTTGGACACCGCTTCGTCTGGAAAGTCACAGTCGAAAGACCAACAAGTAAGCTTGTTATCTTCGTAGTAATTTCTTGATAGCGTTCCGCTGTCTGCTATTACAACTTCTACAGAGCGCAGTGGCTCGTAGGTATCCGGGTGCACAAAACACCCGTCCTGCACTTGAAGTCTATTCACTTCTTGCGTGGTTTAAGTACAGAGATAGTGTACTTACGGTTTGTCTGTAGACCCGGAGGTGCTACATCAGGATTAGCTTCTAGGAACTCTTTCATGTTAGAGGTATGCACGCGCTTCTCCAGTAAATGAAACGCGCTATTCTCTTTTATGAATTCGTGCATCTTGTCCCAGTCGCTAGGCCAGTAACTAGTACGCACTCTACGCGAGATGGTACCGGCTGGCGTTCTCAAGCTATCAATGTTTTGTTCTTCACACAGAGTTAGCATTTCTTGAGTTACTTTTTCTTGTTGTGCTTTTATTTTCTTTATTTCTTCTTCTTTCTCTTGTATAGCTTCACGCATCTTGATGTAGATGGTGGCTAGTTTGTCAGGTGTGTCTTTCATCGCTCCTCCTTTTTGGTAGGGAGGAGTAGTGTACTCTTACGCTTTACAGTGTCAAGTATTTATTTCTTGTTTATATAAGTCGATTATCTTGTGGTGATGATCAACTTTAGACCGCAACATGTTGTATAGGCGTGTCTCTACTTCACTGCCGCGTATGTGAATTATCGTCATCGGGTTGTGTTGCCCCGGTCTGTCGATACGTGCGTTGGCTTGTAAGTATGTCTCTACGCTAGTAACAGGAGCGTACCAAATAATTGTGTTAGCCGCAGTTAAGGTCAATCCATGTGACGCTGCCTGTGGCTGGATGATAAGCACTTGTATTTTGTTTGTTTCTTGAAAGTCTTTAATTATTCTACTGCGTTTATTTACAGAGACTTTACCTGAAATAATTTCACACGCTACGCTGTTCTTAGTAAGGAATTCTTTTAGTAGTTCTATGGTGTGAGTAAACGGTACAAACACCAACACTTTGTTAGAAGACTCATCAATAGCTTCTTTAATTACTTTCAAACGACTGCTCACGTCAAACTCTATAACTTCCTTATCGTCGGAGTACACAGCCCCACCAGAGATTTGCAGTAGCTTGTTTAAGTTAGTGGCTGCATTGACGGAAGTAACTTGCTCCCCGTCTGCTTCCATAATCATGCGGTCTTTCAACAGTTTGTAGTAAGAAGCTTGTTGTTTCGTTAGTGGTGCGTCTCTGTCTATGTAAGTAACAGCAGGAAGGTCAAGACACTGATCTTTCTCAAATCTAATCGCAGGTTGTAGAACTTCATGCACCGTCTTGTCCGCATCGGGCTTGGGTCGCCACGTATACTGTGAGACTTTGTGCATCACTTTGTCTCTAAACTGCCCAAAGTATTTAGGTGCGCCCTTCGGGTTGATTAGCTTGGCTAAACCAAACGCATCAACCGGGGATTGTGCTGCGGGGGTACCAGTAAGCATCCAAAGCCACGGCACGTTTGCAGTTATGTCGCGTAAAGTTTTCCAGCGGTTTGTTTGTGCGTTCTTGTAGGCGTTGGCTTCGTCAACAACTATCATGTCAAAGCCCCCTTTCAT